ATCTTGGCGACTTGCAGCCGCAGATCGACGCTGAAGGCAAGGCCGAGCTCGGCGGCCATCGAAATCGCCGCGCCCCTCACGAAGGACGTTGTCGTCGTCAGCGTGGGCGCAATCACCTTCCCCATATCTCTTGCCATTGCGGCCGAAAACGAGAGGGATGCCGAAACTTCCTTGTTGGTTATGACCGTGCCGCTATCGACGATGCCGCCGATCGGCCATCCGACAGGGGCGCCAATCATGGCCGGTCGCTACCGATCATCGATCAGGAGACGACGACTTTGACCGTGAAGGCGATGGAGTCGTTCGTCGACAGGTTGATGACGGAGAAGTCGCCATAGACGTCCATGTTGCCGCCCGTCGGGGGCGACCCGGAGCCGGCGGCGTCGAACAGCCCCACCTCGGTGATGGCGCGCGATCCGGCGGCCGTAATGGTCCCCGTCACCTGAAACGTGTCGTTGGTGACGGTCGTCGTCTGCTGCGAAGAGGTGCCAGCCGTCCGCGCTTCCGTGGTGCCGGTCGTATCTGCAAGCGCGTTGCTGGTGGCGCCCTGCCCAGATCCGACGCCCCATTGCAGATAGAGCGGACGCGAAGCGTAGGCGTGCCATGCCGCGGTCACATTGTCCTTGCCCTTGTTGGTCACAAGGGATGCCATGGCGGCGATGAACTCGCGGAACTTCTCCCATGCAGGATGAACCGGAGTACCGATGACGATAGCGGTCATTTCGTGAGCCCTTTCATGAAGCGCCCGATATGCCAGGCGAGACGGCGGAGCGGATTGCGATGGTAGTAGGAGACGACGCCAAGCCGCTCGATACGCCCATTGGCTCGCGTGACGACGGCCTCTATCTGGGCGGACTTGATGTTGGCACTGGCGATGATCGATCCTGGCATATGACCCTCAGAAATCTTCGCCGATGACGGCATGGCCAGTTGGAACTTCAGCCGACAGAATGCGGAGCCGCGCCATGCCGCTCTCTTCTAAGTCGGGGCGCGACAGGCCGAAGTCGGGGGCGATGCGTCCGGCAACGAGGTCGGCAAGGGCCTCAAACGCCTCTTCCGGGATGGCATCCTCTTCCCAGAAGGCAACATTCCGTGCCGACATTTCGGCGAAGGTGCCGGAGTAGAAGTACTTGACCGTCTGCGCATCGGTATTGTCCGGCGTGTCGCCGGCGGCGATGACGCGAAGCCGCTCAAGGACGCGAGTGGCGAGCTGCTGCGTAGTCTTGCCCATCGCCTATCAGTCCGCTGCGGCTTTCGGCGCCTCAGCCCTCGAACTCCGCTTGGGCTTCGGAGCCGCATCCTTGACCTCGGCGATGTCGGCCGCCTCATCTCCCTCGCCGATTTCCTGGACGGAAAAGAAGCGATTGCCCCGCGCCTTCTTGACGATGTGTTCAAGAAAGGCCCGCTTGTCCTGCGGGGCAGCGGCCGGATCGATGATGACCGGCTTGTTGATGGTGAATTCGACGGTACCGGTGATGTCATTGCCCCAGGTCATGGTGGCGACGTTGCCGACCTCTGAACCACCGAGGAAAGTGACTGCGTATTTGGCCATTCAAGCCTCCGATGGAGTGGAAGCCGGCGGGGACATCCCCGCCGGCCATAGGCGTCAGGCGGCCGGGTCGAGAAGCTGGCCGCAGATGGTGATCGTCCCGGTCACGTCGATGGTGGAATTCGCATCGATCGTCGCCGCTGATCCCGACCAGTTCAGATAGATGTCCTTGGCGGTGCCGGTGCCGTCGAGCGGCGCGGTAGTACCGATGTTGGACAGCTTGGAGCCGGTCGTGGTGCCGCCCGAGTTCGTGAGCGTTGAAGTGGCCGCCGCGAAGTCGACTTCGGTGCCGGTCAGGGCACCGTCGCCGGCATCGGCCGCAACCGATCCGCAGGCAAGCACGAAGGCCGCATCGCCAGCCGCCGTCGTGAGGGCGGAACCCTCGGCGAATGCGGTGTAGTTCTGGCGGGACGGACCGACGGCAATGGCCGACTTGATGAAGCTGAACAGCTTCAGCGAGCCGGACGAACCGGAGCCCGCTGCATCCGTGACCGGAATGCGGGCCGCGTTCAGCGTGAACTTGAGACGGAAGAACCCGGTCTTCGGGTCGAAATCCGTCCGCAGTTCGACGCTGCCGGAAGTCGGCTGGGCAGCCTGCGTGCCCAGCTTTTCGGTAAAGAGCGGCAGAGTGCGCTTGGGAAGCTTAGCCATTAGCGAGGCCCTCCTTAGCTCGGGTTCGCGGCGCTGAAGAAGCCGGTCACCATGCCGAACTGCACGAGCTTCGTGCCGCCGGTGTTGATCGGGTGCTTCTTGAAGATTTTCGCCAGGCCATAGGCAGATTTGATGCCGACGCCCTCGACGAACTGGTAATCGGTCGTCTCGCGGAAGGTCGGAACGGTCATCTGTCCCCATGGGAAGGCGACGGCCGACTGCCCGCAGAGGAAGACCGGAGCCACGCGGCTGGACGAATTGCCGGCGGTCAGGAGCGTGGTCCACACATTGTCCACAAAATCGTCGATTTCGGGGACTTCGTGAATGATCACGCCTTTGTAGAGCAGGTCGCCGTCCTGGTAGATCGGATTGTCGTCCATCCCGCTGCCCTCGCGGGGGCGGGCGGCGATATCGATCGACTGGAGGGAGGCGCTGATCTGCCGGAAGTTGTTCGACCCGCAGAAGGCGACATAGTACTGCCGCGCGCCGCCCTTCTTGGTCTGGAAGGGGCGGATGCGCGGATTGGCTCGCTTCGCGACGTATTTCAGAAGCTCGATCGACGTGGTGGTGAAGGTGTCGGCCGAAGTGTCGACGTTGCCCAGCGCGGTCGCATGCGTCGACGAGTAGTTGCCGAGCGCATTGCCGAAGAGGACGCGGTCCGAGTTGTCCGAGGTCCAGGTGTTCTTCTGGGTGGCCGTCGCGTCGGCATAGAGAATGCCGTTCACGCACTGGCCTTCATCGGAGCCAAGATTGGCCGGCGCCGATTCGGACGGGAGCGCCATCATCGCGGCGATGATCTCGTCCCGGTGCTTCTCCTTCTGCCAGTCGGACAGGAGCGGCTTGGCCTCACCGAAGATGTCGGCGCTGTCCTTCTGCTTGTTCGCTTCGTTGGTGGCGACGGAGTTGCGCGACCAGTCGATGTAGGCGCGCATGCCGTAGTTATCGATCTGCTCCTCGTTATCCGTCAGGGTGCCGGTGCTCTTGCCGGTGCCCTGCAGCCGGGTGACGATCGGGATGTTGATCTGCTCGCCGCCGGCCTTGAGGTCGTTCAGCGTGCGGATGATCGAGGTCATGTCCTCGCCCATGTAGGGCGAGAACGGGTTCTCGCGGAAGAATTCGCGGACGATTTCCTTGCGGTATTTGACGAGCTTATTGTTCGTCTGAGGGGTAGTGAGTGCCATTTCCATATTCCCGCACTAGCGGGGCCGGTGGTCAGCCCCGCATGGCCATCTGGAACAGCTCCCGGTCGGAAAGTTCGGCGTCGTCGCGCCCCGATTCATTGTTGGCGGCGGCGGTGGAACGGCCGAGCGACGGAGGAAGCTGAATTTTGATTTCGGGACGATGCTGACTGGCTTGCCCGCCGGCCGGAGGCTGGCGGACAGAGGCGATTGCCTGCTTGACGAACTCGGGGTCCTTCAGAAGCTCCTGGCGGAGCTTTTCGCGATACGCGCTCGGATCGTCGCCGATCTCCTTCAGAGCCGACTGGCGCTTATGCCAGGTCACCAGCTCGTGATAGGGAAGATCGGAGGCCATGATCCGCTGATATTCGAAGCGGGCCTGCGGATCGCTCCGCATGCGGCCTTCGAGTTCCGCCAGCGCTCCGCTGACGGCCTCGGATCCGAATTCGCGCACCGCAAGCGCGCGGGAGAAGCGATCGACGATCGCTTCCTGTCCGCGTTGCAGCGGTTCGATCTGCCGCGAGATGTAGGCATTCGGATCGGCCCATGGGTCGACCGGTTCCTCATCCGCAGGCTTCTGGCGAGCTTCGAACTGTTGGCGCTCAAGATAGGCAAGGCGCTGTTCAAGTTCCTGGGCGCGCCTCTCGGCGGCCTGTGCCCGCTCACGAACCGAAAGATGCTCGGCGAGCGGGATACGATGATCCTCGCGCCCTTGATTGGCCGGCGGCTGCTCGATCTGGCCTTGCTGGCCACCCTCGCCGCCGTCCTGCTCCTTCGCATCCTTCGCCTTGAAACGACCGGTCGCCGGGTCGCGATTGTCCTGAATGCGGTCGCCCGCATCCTTGACCTCGCCGCCGTCGCCGCCCGCATCCTCGACCGTTGCCGGATCCGGATCGGGTTCATCGCTCATGGCCGCTGCAAAAAGTTCCTTGTCGTCAATGCTGTCAGACATTGCGTTCCTCGCTGTCACGTCGCTGATCACGAATCGCCCCTTGACGGCGGGCGTGCCGCATCGGGCTTTTGAGGCCGCCCGTGGCCTTGTCCCTGTGTCGTCGGGACGGACGAACTTTTTATGCCGCTTGTCGCTGCTGCTGAGACCGGCTTGCCGCCTTCATGGCCGCCTGCTGAGCGGCCTGGCGCTCGGCATGGGCCGCCAGCACGTCCGGCGGAATGAGAATTCCGGCCTCGGCGAGCGCGGCCGACTGAGCCTGCGGCGGAAGATCCTTGAAGGCAATTGAGATGGATGGCGGCTTCGGGCCATCGGCCTGCGGATGCGCCAGCATGTCGGGCATGTCAGGCTGCATCGACTGGTGCGCCTGAGCCAGATTCTTGGCCGTCTCCGATTTGGTCTTTTCGACTTCGGCCTCAGCGCCCGCCAACTGGATTTGTGCCTGCTGCTGAGCCATGGGGTTCTGCTGCTGAGCCGCCATCTTGTCGCGGAGTTTCTTCTTCACGCTCTCCGGCAGCGGAGCGAGCTCCAGGAAGATTTCCGGAAACTGCATGACGAACTGGGGCGGCATGCTCGTCAGCGCCTCATAGGCGTCCGCCTGCATGTTGATCGTGTCCGGACCCTCGTCCAGGATGATATCCACATCGAGCGAGCCGAGCGCGTTGACTGTCGTCGGTTGCCCGGTCATCCGGTCGATTTCGACGCCGTTGACCTGAATGAATTGCGCAAGGCCGTCATCGTCCGTCACCCTGACCCAGCGCTCCGCTTTCCAGTAGCGTTGCACCGCGCACCAGATGGCGCGATAGACCCGGAGCTTCCACCCTTTGTAGGCCACCAGGAAGGGGCCGAGCTCGGCGATGCCGGCCTGCTGTTGCAGATTGATCGCCCGGCCGCTCATGTCCTTGACGCCGGTACCGACGAGGGACGGGTTGAAGGAGAAATTATCTATTTCCTCCTTCGCCTCGCCCATCAATTCGAGCTGCGACCGGATCATCTCGGCCGACTTGGCGTCGTCGAACTTCGGGCCGTCGTTGTTGATCGGCTCCCACTCGACGACGCCGTCCGCGCGGGTCGCCTCCCTGCGGGTGGCCTCGATATCCGTGAACATGCCGCGCTGAGCGATGATGCGGCGGCCGAGGTTTTCGTAAAGCGCCTTGGAGCGGCGATGGTTGATCTCGTCCTGCGGCGACTTCAGGTTCCGGAAGAACCCATAGCGATCGCCGTCATGATCGACGGCCGCCGAAAACATGACGAAGCGGCAGATCGTCTTGCCCTTCTCGTCATAGAACGGAGAGACACCGGCCGCGAGAACCGTATCGCCGCAATAGTAGCAGTAGCGCCACTCGCCGCCCTTCCGATACCAGTGTTCGACGACCTTGACCTGGCGGGCATTGGTGTTTGCCCATTTGGTCGCCCGGTCGCGGTTCGCATCGCTGTCGAACTCACCGCCGGTCGACAGCAAGTTCTCGATCTCGACTTCCTTGTCCGGGAATTGCTGCTTGGCCTGATCCTCATCCAGCCATCGGTAGAGGCCCATGTAGCGGGCATCGCTGAAGTCAGCACGGAACGAACGCGGGTCGTAGAAGAAACAGTCGTTGTCGACCTCGCTGAGTCCGATATCGGGGTCACCATTGTCGCCTTCGACAAGCTCAAGCGCCACGCCGGCCAAGCCCTCAGTCGCGCCATGGCGCGCGGACTCGGAGCTCTTGGGCGTCCACTCCTGCGCGTCAAGGACGTAACGCAGGACGGCGGTGGAGAGGTCCGCGCCATCCTGCTGCTTGGGCGTCCGCGGATAGGCCTTCGGGTCCTGCCTCAGCCGCTCAAGCAGGCCGACGATGCCGTCGATCTTCCGCGCGATGCGGTTCCAGGTGACGACGGGCTGTTTGCGCTTTTGGAGCGTTGCGCGCTCGTCAGAGGTCCATTGGTCGCCGTGGTAGTAGTGGCGCGCCTCGCGCTGTTCCTTGATCTCGTCCGACTTCGTGCCGATGTAGTCGGTAAACTGCCGACGCAGCTTGGCAAGGCTATAGCCTTCATCCTGATTGAGCGCGGCGTCAGCCATCGTCACGCGGCCTTCCAGTTGTCGGATGTCCGCTCCGCGGACCGGTATCCCGAGCGCTTCGCAGGCGGCTTGCGCTCCGCCGCACTCGGCGGCGTCCACGGACGCGACATGCAGGCGTAGCGAATTTCGTCGGCAATATGATCCTCGGACTCCGTGTCCAGATCCTCAGGGTCCAGTTCGTCATGCTGCATCACCGGCAGCGTGCGGATCGTGTCGAGGCAAGTGTCAAAGACTGCGATCATCGGGTTTCCGTCCGCATCGCCCCTGAGCCGCGCCCTGAGCTGATCCCAGCCCTGCCGGCGGCTCTTGTCGGCCGCCCCCCACTGCACGCCGGACGATGCCATCCGCTCGGCGATGGTCGGGCCGGTGTAGCCGTAGGCCTGTCCCTCGCGGGCGAAGATCTGGGTATCGGCCACGGCCCTGACTATTGCCTCGCCCTTCTCGCGGGCAAGAATGCCCTTGGCGATGTCCTCCGCCTCCATCCTGAGCCCCACATCGGCCGACTTGGCTCCGTACCACTCGCGGTAGCGGACAAGACAGCCGCGCGGCAACAGCACCTTAGGCGTCTTGATCGGATCAGCGAGCACCGCCCACCAGCCGACGCTGAACGGCCGCGCGAATCCCCAGTCAAACGACCTGAACCGCGTTGCCGTCCTCGGCACTTCGAACGGCGCGACAACGTGCCGGTCGCGATCCCACCCTTCGAAGAAAGCCCCCTCGATCACGTCCCAGTCGCCCTGACGCATCGCCCGCACCAGCGCTTCCGATCCGAGGCCGGAGAGCTTCCCCTCATAGCCGGGATCATCGAGAGCCATCGACGGATTGTCTTCAAGCCGCGCCGGAATGAACTGACGGATCATGCCGCCATCGTCATTGGCAACCTGCCTGACGGTCATCGGCGGAGCGGCCGTAACGAAGGTCTCCTTGACCCAGAGATGTCCGATATTGCCAGGGTTCGATCCGCACAGGATGCGCGGGAACCGGCCGGCATATTCTGCGGGAACCGTGATGCCGACCATGCGGACGCGCGACCGGAGGAAGCGGTACATCGCTTCCGTGAAGTGCGTCAGCTCGTCGATCATCAGGACGTGGATTTCAGCGCCCTGATATTTGTAAACGTCCTTCGGATCCTTGCAGTGGCAGAGATAGATTTTGGACCCGTTCCAAAACCTGATCTCGTCTTCGACGATGGTGCAGAAGCGAACCGACGGATCGGCCCACGGCGCCAGCATCGCCCGGAACCCTTTCGGTCCCTCGACATGGTTCTTGACCAGGTCATCGCGAATGCGGCGAAAGATGTAGACCTGAAGGCCAGGGATAAGCGCGCACCACAGGACTGCCGCCACCCGCATCAGATGCGATTTGCCGCCGCCGGCCGCGCCTCCGTACAGGACTTCGGTGGCGACGGTCCCGAGCGCCTCACCCTGCTTCGGATGAAGATGGAGATTGAGTGGGACCGATCGAGACATTCACCACCGGAACCAGCGGAAGCGGTGCGCCATCCTTGCCCGTCACTTCCTGCGTGAGCTTGTCGCCGTACTTCTTCGGAGCCATGCGGGCAACGATCCATTTCCGGGCATCGACCTGAAGCCGGCGATGCTCGATCATGTCGGCTTCAAGCACCTCCACACTGCCGTCGCCTTTCGTCGTCGTCTTGACGCCGCGCACCGGCGTGTCGGCGATCGCCAGGATTTCCTCGAAATGGAAATCGGCGCGGTCATCCATCGCGCGCGCGTATTGCTCTGCGAAGGCGGGACGTTCGTTCCGCCACTCCATCACCGTCGAGAGGCCGGGCATGTCGGGATTGAGACAGACGCTGCGGACGCTGCGTCCGCTGGCGATGCGCGCGCACAGTTCGGCAACCAGTTTGTCGGAATAAATCGACGGCCGCCCGGTGCGTGGCTTGGACATCCCGCGAGCGGGTTTGCGCGCCTTCTTGGCCATTACGCTATTGCCTGGATTTTGGAGCTAGCTGCCGACTTCCCGCGTGAGCCGAGGTCGGCGTCAAGAAGCGGGGTCAGGTCCGGGACAGGGATCGTCACAGCGATCAGGCCGCCCATCGCCGCCATCCATACACGAGCTTCGTCGTCGCCGTCAACTCGCTCCACTTCGGCGAGGAGGCCGTAGAATGGGCTGAGGCCGTTGGAAATGCGGACGCGGTCGCCGGGATGGAAGCGGAAGCGGTCGATCTTGACCATCTCGATCTGCCCGCATTCGTCGGCGCGGGCCATGAGGTGGGCAACGATCTCGGAGGCGATCGGGATGGGCATCCACTCGCCGCGCCGGTCGACGTTGCCGACGATTTCCGAGACGCCGCGGGTCGAGCGAGCCGGATAGATCGATTGGTGAGGGGCGGCGCCGACGAAGATGTAGCGGGAATAGTAGGACCGCACGATCTCGCGCCTGCCGCCTGTGGCGAGGACGCGCGGCCAGAAGACGGCATAGCCCTGAGCACGCAGATTGCGGTCCGCCTTCGCCTCACCGTTGGGCTGGGTCCGGGCGACATACCAGGTCGTGGTCTTTGAATTTTCCAATTGGCCTCCTCGCGCTTCGAGGAGTCCGAGATGCAGAACCGTGAGCAGGACGATGATGTGGCCGATGGCGGCTACGCGGTCAAGCCGGGAAAATCGGTCAAGCTTCTGGCGCACGCGCTTTTCCTTTCTGTTTTAGAGGCGCTGCCCCGCCCGAAGGGGGCGGCGCCTCCCCTTACGTAGTAAGGGGGGTAAGTTTCGACCCTGTTCCGACCCCGTTCCGAGCTAGGTTCCCAGGGGTTCCGAGTTTGGTTCCTAGAGTGGTTCCGAGCTAGGTTCCTAGGGGTTCCGAGGGGTCCCCGGGCGCCTCGAAAATGTAGGGATGACGGTCTGACGGAGGACCCTGTTCCTCAATGATCAGCCTTCCGCTTTCGAGCATCCGGTTCATGGCCGCCTCGAATGCCGACTGAGTTATGCCGCCTGAATTGTAGTCGGTCGCGAAGACCTTGGGCGCATAGTTCCGCGTGCCGGGCGTCGGGCCGACGCGGCTCTTGAGCGTGTTGAGGCGATATCGCAGCAATTCGATGAATTTGGCTTCCGCCTGCACCATGGCGTTGGCCTGGGCGAAGGGGGAGGTATCGTCGTCGCGGATGAAGGTGCCGGCGTGCCATCGGAGCTTCAGTTCGGAGCCGCGGCGGGCATAATTGGCCTTCTTGCTCGATAGCATTCGCACGTCCGGATCGGTCTCAACAAGCTCGCTGCTGCCTCGTTCCTTGGGGCTGAGGATGCGATTGAAATAGAGGCGTGACCGGACCGAATTGTTCCAGGCCGTCGATCCGGAGGTGCCGGAACCGGAGGACAGGCCAGATTGGCTCGGGTGCGCCAGGATGACCACCGTCGTCGCGTGCCGCATCGCCAGTCCCCGAAGCATCCCGACGAATTGGCGGGCCTGAGCCCGGTTGTTCTCATCGCCGGCAAATAGGTCGGCGAGCGTGTCGAGGATGACGAGGGCCGGCTTGACGGCATCTATGGTGGCCTCCATGCGATGCCACAGCCTCGTCGCCTCGATCGTCCCGTCGCGGCGCGGGACGGCCATGACGGCGTCCTGCCCGGCGAGAGGGGCGAGGATCAGATCCGCCAGCATATCCATCCCCGCCTTTTCCGCCGCCGCGATGTCGGCTAGCCGGCGGTGCATCTCGTCAAGCTCATCCTCGGCGCTGAGGTAAAGCGCGCGGCCGGGAGAGACGGGGCATCCGATCCACTCGGTTCCGAACCCTTCGTTGAGCGCGGTCGCCGCGGCGAGCTGCAGGGCCAGAAGCGACTTGCCCGTTCCGCCGTCGCCACCGAGGATTGTGACCGTGTGGGCCGGGATCATGTCGGGCACATGCCATTTGCGCGGCGGTATGTCCTGCCCATGGAGGCTGGCGGCGACGATCGTATCGAGCCCGACGATCTCGCCCGTCTCCGCATCGATCGCCGTCCCCTCGCCGGCATGGGCAAGGCGGCGCGCCACCTCTGCCCCAAGCGCAGACGGCTCTTGGGATCGCTCAGGAGGAAGCTGGCGCGGCTCCTTGAGACCGCGACCGAGGCCTGACCGGATGGTGGCCCGCACCTGCTTTATCCCGTCGTCGCGCACCAGTCCGATATCGGCGGCGGCGGCCTCCAGCCACGAATAGACATCGGCCTCCGATATCCACCCGCTCGCCACCATGCGCCCCAGCTTCAGGGCCGCATCGTTCAGCGCATTGTTCCGGCCGCCCTCCCGCATCGAGCGCAGCTTGTCCAACTCCCCCTTGACGCCGGCCTCCACATAGGCCGCGATCCGCGCATCGTCGCCATGGGAACGCGAGTGAGGGACAGGTGGCGAATGGTCGGGCACGGGCGGCGAGGCGCCTAGGCTTGCGGTCGGAGAGGCCGTCAGAAGGGCCTCAAGCCATGGCGGGCACTCGGGGGCATCCGCCAGCGATCCGACCGCATGATAGCCGCGTCCGTCCGGCAGGGATGCACCGGGGGCGACGACATAGCCGCCGGCCCCGCGCACATCCACGCCGCACTCCGGCTTGGGCGGCAGTCCTCCCCGCCCATTGCCGAGCGCGCTCCCGCCCGGCTGGCGGAAGAAGAAATGCCGGCCACCGTGGAGCGTGATGGTCCCTGGCACGGCATCGATATCGAACTGGTGGCCGGCGGCGAAGTTTGAGAACCATGCGATGCCGTCCGCTTCGCCCTCCCGCTTGGGCCGGTCGCAATCGATCGCCAGCAATCCCGACTTGCCTATATCGATTGCCGGCATGGCCTCGGGATGGCGGTCCCACCAGCGGCCTATCTGCCTCGGATCAACCGTCGACTGCCGACGCCAGCCGAAAATTCCGGCCGCCGGCCTCTTGGCATCATCATCATCCGCGCCCGCCGCCCCTTTGCAGGGGAACACGGCGATGCCTGACGACGCTAGAAAAAGGGCTGCCTCCCGATTGCCCATGAGAGTATCAGAACGGCGGCTGATGTTGTTCTAGGCGGGTGCGCAGTTCTACGCCGAATTGATCCAGAAGCGTTCCGAGGAAGATTTCCCATTCCTCAGCCGAGAGTGCGGCGAGGTCGGTCTTGCCGATGCGGTCGAGATAGCCGCCCGCCGCATTGCCGGCGGCGAGCAGGCTGTCCCGCTCGATGACGTTGAATGTGTCGCGTTTCATGTGATGCACCGTCTTCGCGTAGGGGACGCAGTCGTCACAGCACCAGGTGATGGTTGGCGGCCCGTCCTTGCCCCAGCCCGCCCGCCGCTGATTGAAAGGCGCGAAGCCGACGCCGGTTTCCGGCTTCCGGCAGAAGCACTGCCCCGGCTGGGGTGCGGCGAGCGGCCTCATGCCGCTTGGTCCTCTTTCTTCGGAAACTGCCGGCTCACCACATCGAACCATTTTCCATTCGTCGCTTTGCGGACGGCGATATGCGATGGCATGGCTAGATCGGCGAAGCGCTCGAGGCCCTCATCCACAGTCGCCGGAGCATCGCCGCCGCCGTGCTGACGCCACCAGCGTTCGGCCTTGGCTCGGGCGTGGGCGCTGTGCTCCAGGCATACCCACTCCGAATAGGACAGGAGTCCGGCGTGATAGGTGACGCGAAGGCTGTCCGGCGAGCCGAATTTCCGGTGCCGGCTTGCCTCCCATGAGACGACGGGAACGAGTTCGGGGAGGTTCGGGCGCTCGGTCGATAGGATCGGCGTCTCGCCGTCCGCCGTCGCTTCGTGCTTCGGCTCCTTGATCGGCCACTTGTAGCCGCAGGACGGGCAGGCGATGGCGGCGAGGCCGACCAGCGTTTCGCAATCGGGACAAGTCTTGGCCCTGACCGTGTCCACGGTCACCTTGACTTCCTCGTCCATGCTCAGCGCACCGCGGCTGCGCTCAGTCGGCGGCGTGACGGCGTCGACCGGTCCGTGCCGCCTCACATTGCCGGCGAAGTCGAGAACGAGGCAGTCGCCCTTGCCATCTGCCTTGCGAACGCCGCGCCCGACCATCTGCAGATAGAGGCCTGTCGAAAGCGTCGGCCGCAGGAACACAATCATGTCCGTCCCCGGCGCGTCGAACCCGGTGGTCAGCACCTGGGCATTGGTCAGGCAGCGGAGCTTGCCTTCGCGGAACTGACGAATGAGGCCGGCGCGCTCGGCGGCCGGCGTCTCTCCGGTCACCGTCTCGGCGTGGACGCCGCGCGTCCGGATCGCATCGCGGACGTGATAGGCGTGCTCGACACCGGAGCAGAAGATCAGCCAGGATCGGCGATTGGCTCCAAAGCCGACGATCTCGGAGGCGGCGGCGGCCGTCAGATCGGCCTTGTCAGCGGCTGCCTCAAGCGCGCCGGGGATGAACTCGCCACCACGCTTGCCGACGCCGGACACGTCGATTTCGATCGCGCTTGCCTTGGAGATAAGCGGCGAAAGCCAGCCGTCGCGGATTCCGGCCCCGATGTCGTAGCTGTAGACGATCTCATCGAATAGCCGATCATTGCCTTGATCCAGTCGGCCGCTGTCAAGGCGGAACGGTGTGGCGGTGAAGCCGGCCACACGGAGGTCGGGCGTCTGAGCGCGAAGCCGGTCGATGAAGGTGCGGTACATCCCATCGCCGGACTTCGGCACCAGATGCGCCTCGTCGATCAGCACCAGGTCGCGTTGCCCTAGCGAGAAATGATCGTCGCGGAATATGGATTGGATGGATGCGAAGAGGATCTGGCTTCGCCGGTCGCGACGGCCGAGTCCGGCCGAATTGATGCCGATCATGCCGCCGGCCTCCGGCCACAGGCGGACCATCGCCTTGAAGTTCTGCTCGACCAGCTCGCGGACGTGAACGGCGATAATCACGCGCATGTCCGGCCAGCGGGAAAGGACCTGCTGCGTCAGACTGGCGATGACCACCGATTTGCCGAGGCCGGTGGCGAGGTCCACGAGAGGGTTGCCGCCGCCGCGCTGCCAGTAGCGGAAGACCGCGTCGACCGATTCCACCTGATAGGGACGGAGCGAGATCATGCCGCCGTCCCGGCGAGCAAGTCGCCGCGCGAGGCCTCTGCCTCGGTCAGATATTTAACCGCCTGCTTATAGTAGCTATCCTTCAGCTCGGTGCCGATGAAGCGGCGATCAGCCTTGAGCGCGACATAGCCTTCCGAGCCGATACCCATGAAGGGAGAGAGGATCGTATCGCCGGGATTGGACCAAAGCCGGATGGCGCGCTCGATCAGGTCCAGTTGCAGCGGACAGACATGCTTCTCATCGCCGGCATCTCGGGCAGCGCGAACATTGAGAACGTCAGTCTGATCAATATCCATCCATACCGGGGAGGCCCACCGCTGCCACTGATCGACGGGGAACATCTTTGCGTCCTGGGCGACGGGAACCGACTTGCTTTCGTCTTCCGGCGTCTTCCGGAAAACGAGGATGTAATCCGGCATTCCCTGGCGCGATCGCGTCGAGTCCTTCTGAAGTTGCTTGTAGAGAAGCCCAAGCGCCTTGGTCCGCTGCATCTCCACGACAGGGTCCTTCCAGACAGTGATGCGAGAATGGTAGGTCCATCCGGCTGCCTCGTGCGTTGCCCTGATATCGGCGGGGAAGTCGTAGATGCCGATGACGCCGTGCGTCGATTTCGTGCGAGGAAGATCGGAGCAGTGAACGGCAGTCAGCCGCCCCGGCCGCGTGACGCGGAACATGTTTTCGATAAGGAATTTGTATTGCTCAGCGAACTCTTTCTCGGACCCGACATTGCCCATGTCGCGCTCGCTCTGCGAATAGATGTAGAGAGAAGCGAAGGGCGGCGAGTAGATGGAAAAATCGATGCAGTTGTCGGGAAGCGAAGCGACGAATTCAACGCAGTCAGCCCGGTAGGCCGAAAACCGCTCGCTGTGTTTTTCTTCAAAGACCTTCATTTCTTCGACTCCATGATCCGATCGAGCTCGATGTCGACTTCATGGGCGATGCGAGCGATATCGATTGTCACGTCCTCGCAGCCATCGTCGCCGTCGATCCACAGCGTCGCCATGCCGTCGACCACCTCAAATCCTTCCTGCATGAAGGCGTCGGCCAAGATGGCCTCAATCTTTCGTTCTCTCGTCATGTGAGCCACGCGGGCAGCCGCGCATCCCGGTCCGGTTGATAGGGATCGAGGATTTCGTGAGCGTGCGCGGCGCGCTGCATCGCCTCCGCCATCTCGCTCTTCATGCGTTCATGGTCGCCGGATTTCCGGGAGACGGTCGCGGCGATTTCCAATTCCGTGTCGGCACACACGACATGAGCGGTCACCGCGTTCTTTTGCCCAAATCGCCAAAAGCGGCGGACGGCCTGGTAGAAGCTTTCGTAGGAGAAATTGACGCCAGCAAAGATGGTTGTGTGGCAGTGCTGCCAGTTGA